GATGAAAGAAGCACAGAGCCAGTGATTATTATTCAAGGAGAGCGGGGTGGGGTATTCTATATCCCAGTCTCATATATAATTAGCATCAGCGTATTCTAAAAAATACTAAAAACTTGCTAAAAATGGCCTTATTAAGTTAACTTCCGTAAATCTATTAACCACATAAATCGCTCATAGGAGCAATCATGACCAATGTTGTTATGGTCGTCGACGTTGTCGTCGACACCAAAGCTCTACGTCTTTATCTAGAAGACGATACCATTGTAGAAATCCCGCACGGCGATCCACGTCTGACTTTGATCGTTGAACAGGTCACTCCAATCCTGCTTGAAGGTATGATTGCCAGGGTGGATCTAAATCCGCTGCCTGAGCCTAATTCATATAAAGAGTATGAAGATCAATCTGGAGGCGTTGTGACGTTCTTTAAGATGGTTGTCAGTGCTGTAAAGGATCTCTTTGGGTATTCTGATGACCACAAGCCTTCTACTCCTGCGGCACTGATTTCTGTGACAGCCGTTCCATTCAAGCACCCAGCAACAAATTGGAGTGCACCAGAGCATCAATATAACGCTGCTATGCAATCAGCAGTGCGTGAGGTCATCGCAACAGCACAACCTGCTTCCACCGAGAACTTTGTTAATATTAAAGCTGATGAGAACCAAAAGGAAGAAACTATTATGGCAGTAGTTAATGTAGAAAAGGCTAAGAATCAATTTGAGAGTAATCTTTCAAACGGCAATACAGTAGCCGTAGATGCTTTTATGCGACGTATGGCCACGGTAGCTAGCGAACGTAAGCACTCTGCAGATGATCTGTTAAAGTTCTTAAAGAAGGCTGATCTACCAATTGCTGAAGATGGTTGTATTGTTATTTATAAGTTTCTTGTGCGAGTGTACGTCAAAGAGGGTCAATACATGGATGTTCACTCTCGTCGTGTCTATCAGGACATTAATGATTACGTTTGTGTAGATGCAAAGCTAATAGGCCATAACGGCACTGTAGAATGCTCAAACGGTCTGCATGTAGGTAATCGCGTTTACATGGGTAGTTTTGGCGGTGACGTTGTCGTGCTGGCTAAGGTGGCACCTGAAGACGTGATTGCAGTATATCAAAATACTGCAGCTATTTTTTACGGAGATTCAAACAAGATGCGAGTAAGTGGTTATCACATTTTGTTTGAGCTGCCTGCACAGGCAGCAGTAGCAATTCGTGCTAACCAGGACAACGAAGAAAGCCGTATTCTACTGGATCGAGCTTTGTCTGGAGATCATCCCCCCAAAGGTCGTGAGGTTCGTATCAATGCCCCTAATGGTTATGGAGTTGTTTATACACCACTAGGTACAACAGTCAGGCCCCCTACTCTTAAGATGGCTCCTGTTGAGATTGTAGTTTGGGAACCAGACGCACCTACCGCCCATAAAACTACTCCAGTTGATTCAAAGAAAATTGCTGAAAAGGTAACCGTGGCTAAGGCTGTACAAAAAATTAGTAACCCAAAAATTAATACGGTAGAAACTCACGCTGAAAAAGCTCGTCGTCTGTATAATGTGTTTCTAGAAGCGTCAACTGCAGTAACAAAGATTTCTGCATGTGACGCTCTTTGGTTATTTAAGCGGAAAACAAAGCTGAGTTTCTTGGCTCTTGGCCTCACTTACGCAGAAATTAATACACTACCCCCATCAAGTGTTGGGCCTCTGCCTAGGGGGTAATACAACTTACTTGAACTAAACTAGATTAATAGGGAATCCTACTCATGGATTCCCTAAATTCTGTAAAGGGGATTAACCGTGACTAGAGCATACCGTAAAAATCGTAAGAATTCCGATGAAGACATCATTCGTCTTAATAGTCTTGGACTATCACTGAACAACATTGCATATGCATTAAACTGCCATGCGACATCAATTACGCTTCGCTTACAAGCGCTTAAGATACCCGCTGCTGATACTCGTAGGGCCTTTATGGATGGTGTTCTGTTGAAGATGAGTGGCGATGAGCAAAATGCTTTGGCAGATCATCTGCATGATAATCCAGGTATTACAATTAAAGACTATGTTCGTGATTTAATTCTCCAAGATATCAGGGTTCGGGTTACAGAGTATAATCAAGCCAAACTTGTAGTAGAAAGTTCTGAAGATGCTGGATGATCGCTATCTGCTAATCACAGGCGATTCTCTAGCTACGTTGATGATTTGTGACAGTGACTCTATCGATGTCATTGTTACATCACCACCTTACAATATTGGACTAGATTATAACACTTACAGCGACAAATTAGGAGAAGTGGCGTACCTTGATTGGATGGTTGCTATCTGCACTGAGCTACGCAGAGTAATGAAACCTGAAGGCTCATTTTTCCTGAATATTTCTGGTTCACCTAGTCGTCCATGGCTTCCGTTTGAGCTGATTGTGCAGCTACGGAAGCTATTCGTACTACAGAATCACATCACCTGGGTGAAAGCCATCTCCATAGGGGATGAATCGTATGGTCACTATAAGCCTGTGAATAGTGAGCGATATTTGAACCATGTGCATGAACACATCTTCCACCTTACCGGTAATGGGGATGTGAAGCTGAACCGAATAGCAATAGGTGTCCCATATCAAGACAAATCCAACATTGCACGTAGGGGTCATACTCAGGACAGACGCTGCAAGGGTGATGCTTGGTTTATTCCTTATAGCACTGTGAACAGTAAAGCACAGAAGTTTCACCACCCAGGTACTTTCCCCATCGAGTTACCTCAATGGTGTATCCGCCTGCATGGCAACCCCGACCCTGTGGTATTGGATCCGTTTATGGGTACAGGTACTACGGTTATTGCGGCTATTCTAGAAGGTGGATATGGCATTGGTATTGATATTGATCAAACCTATGTGGATATTGCCACTAAACGTATAGAGTTTGAAACTTCTCATAAGATCTAAGGATACAGAAATGACTAAGTCTGAAACAATTTCATCCAGTCATTATACTGAAAATCATATGCAGAATACTGCTATGTGGTTTGAAACAGCTGTACCTACTCCAACTATAAAAAATATGCACACGCAGATTGGTGTGCATTTTGAAGAAGTTGGTGAAATGCTTGAAGCATTATCCGCAAAAGATAATATTACCAGAGCAATGCTACTTAGTACTGGTCAGTCCATGAGAATGCTAGCCAAGCATTTAAAACAAAACGACAATGTACTAGACCTAACAATGAACCTCCAAGATCTTTTGGATGCTCTTTGTGACCAACTTGTAACTGCAATTGGAACAGGTTATATGCTGAAGCTTCCTATTTTAGATGCACTTCATGAGGTTAACAGATCAAATTGGAGTAAATTTGTTAAAGGTAACCCAGTTTTTGATAAAAACATGAAAATTATTAAAGGTCCTGATTATTTTAAACCAGATTTGTCAAAGTTCTTTACTTAAAATAAACTCTCCAGGATATTAAAATATGAACCAAGAAGCTAACATTCCACGTATCGTATTGAATCAAGGGCAGGAGTTAGCTTCTACTGGTTTCTTTGAGTTCCTCTTTGATGATACCAAGGAGATGATCATCAGTGGCTTTGGTGGGGTCGGTAAGACCTTCCTGATGGGCTACCTGATTGATGAGGTAATGCCTCGTTATTATAAGATGTGTACCCTCATGGCTATTAAGCCAGAGTTTGATAATGTGGTAATGACGGCTACAACCAATAAAGCTAGAGAAGTTTTAGGTCTGACTACAGGTAGGCCTGTTGAGACCATTCATAGCTTCTTAAATCTTAAAGTAGTCGACAACTTGTCCACAGGTCAATCACATCTATCTCGTACGCACAATTGGCGAGTACACGAAAGACTCATCATATTCGTAGATGAGTGCTCAATGGTAGATTCTCCCTTACGCAAGTTACTGCATGAGGGCACTCAAGATTGCAAGATTATCTATGTAGGCGATCACTGTCAGCTTACTCCAGTGATGGAGGGTATCTCCCCAATCTATCGAGACAAGCTGCCAATGTTTGAGTTAACTGAACCAATGAGAAATGCTGGACAGCCAGCTCTGGTTCAGGTCTGCAAGCAACTTCGAGATACCGTAGAGTCCGGCATATTCCAGCCTATTCAAGTTGTGCCTGGAGTAATTTACCACGTAGATAGCTACGAAATGGAACTTGCAATTAAGCAAACCTTTTCACGGCAGACACGAGATTCAAGAATTCTAGCTTATACCAACAATCAAGTAATCCAATACAACGATTACATTCGTGATTTTCGTGGGTTAAGTTACGAATACACCACTGGTGAATTTTTGATCAACACAAACGCTATTATGTTGAACAAAGTTATGCTGTCTGTAGAAGAAGAAGTAGAGATCATTCATCAATCCCCATCAATTACAAAATTTAATTTAACAAACAATGATTATATTGATGTTCGTGAATCACAGATTAAGACAGGCATTGGTAGAATATTCTACAATGTTCCTTTGCCTGTAAACCGAGCTCACTACCGGGATTTATTAAAGTATTACTCTAAAAATAAACAATGGACGGCTTACTTTAAAATGAAGAATGCTATTCCAGATCTTCGAGCCAGAGATGCAGCTACCATTCACAAAGCTCAAGGCTCTACCTATGACACAGTGTTTATAGATGTTGGTAATCTGAGCACATGTCACAACGCTAGTACCGTTGCAAGATTGCTGAATGTGGGTTTATCTAGAGCACGAAATCAAGTTGTGCTCTACGGAGATCTTTCTCAAAAATATGGTGGTATCATCCACTAAGTTTCGTAGTGGGGGATAAATGCTATTAAAATACAAGTTCATTAAAGCTTTAACTACAAAGCTATTTGAACCAGACAGGAAACGACTTGAGGCGGGGATTGCTGAAATCATCGCCCGCAACAAGCAAATTAAGAACACATCACTAGATACTTTTATTTACAGCGGTAGACGGTACCAGCCTCTTACAGGGAATATTATGATTCCTGCTAAAGGTGAAGCCATGCCTACCTTAGACAAGTCTCTACAGGTCGCCATGGTGGCCTATTTAGATGATGAAAAGGCTGTAGAGATTGAAGAACTAGAAATCTCACAGATGCTCTACAGGCTGATTAGAAACTGCAATTTAGCTAAAGATTATCGGGATGCCTTACCCGAATGCCTAGTAGGGTGTGTACCTGAATTTAAAAACATCAGCAGAGTCCGAGCCGCAGCTTATACGCTTGAAGATTGCGAGCGCGATAAGCGTCAATATCAAAAGCTTCTACCAAAAATCGAAGCATATTCGGTAGCTGGGTTCATTTACTGAAAGATAATTACATGCAGTATTTGTGGCTAACCGAGCCAGAAAAACCCACCTATAAAATTTGCTTCTTGGTTCCAAGCATTCGTAAAGATGAGATAGTCAAAGCATACATCACCCCGTATGGATTGGATCCAGAAGAAATACTGGTGTTGAGTCTTCATTATAATCAGACATCCAAGAAGACTTTAAAAAAAGAAATGCAGCAGTACATTACCGAAGAACTCTTACCTGTATTTGTAAATGCTGATGTTAAATACATTGTGGTGTGTGATGGAGATTATTTTAAAGCCTTAACAAATGCCACACATGTAGAACGCAATCTGGGTTATGTATTGGACTCTGTGCTTAGTAAGCAAAAAGTCATTTATGTCCCAAGCTATTCCAACATTTTTTACAATCCTGAAGGAACCAACAAAAAGATTAAACAGGGCATTTCAGCTTTAAAAAATCATATGATTGGTGCTTATAAAGATCCCGGTAATAATTTAATTACGTTCTCTAAACATCCCACCACAATCGACGAGATTGCATGGTGGTTGGATCAACTTGTAGAGCGTAACTGGCCCCTTACGATTGATATTGAAGGCTTCAGCCTTAAGCATCACAACGCTGGTATAGGTACTATCTCATTTGCTTGGCTTGACAACGAAGGTATTAGCTTTGCTGTCGACTATTGTGAAGATGAAGCTGATAATGTTCGCATTGGTTACCAAGAAAGAAATGAGCCAGTCCGGGCACTGCTAAGATCTTTTTTTGAACGGTTTCAAGAAAAGACAATCTACCACCACATAGCTTATGACGTGTATGTGTTGATCTATCAGCTCTACATGAAGGACATTCTAGACACTAAGGGTTTACTACAAGGCCTCGAGATTATGCTAAAGAACTGGGATTGCACACGTCTTATAGCTTACTTAGCAACCAACACTTGTGCTGGCAACAAGCTGTCCCTTAAGGATTTAGCTCAATCTTTTGCTGGTAACTATGCTATGGAGACAATTGACGATATCACCAAGATTACTTTGGCTACTTTACTTAAATACAACCTGGTAGATGCCCTTTCTACTTGGTATGTGCATGACAAATATTATGACGTCATGGTGGCAGATCAACAGTTAGATATCTACGAAAATATTTTTAAACCAGCTACGGTTGACATTATTCAAATGCAACTTACCGGTATGCCAATCAACATAAAGCAGGTAGTTCGGGTTAAACAAGAACTAAAACAAGACCATCAGAGAGCTCTGCTAAGCCTTCAAAACTCAGATATTATACAAGAGTTTACTCAACGTCTGAACCAACAATGGGTAGATAAAAAGAACATCACACTTAAGAAGAAAAAAGTAACGTTTATAGATTCTAAACTAAAGTTTAATCCTAATTCTAGTCCGCAGCTACAAGATCTGTTGTATGGAATGCTAGAATTACCAATTATTGCATACACAGATTCTAAACAGCCTTCTACAAAAGCAAAAGTGCTTAAGGCATTGGAGAGTCATACGACAGACCATCGTATTATTACTCTCCTTGGTTCTCTACAGGATCATGCTGCGGTAGCTATCCTGCTGGAAACCTTCATTCCAACCATGGAGAATGCTGTTCAAGGTCCTGATGGTTGGCACTACCTGTTTGGTTATTTTAACTTGGGCGGTACTCTTTCAGGACGTCTAAGTTCATCAAATCCAAACCTGCAGAACCTTCCTACAGGAGCTGAAGGCGAGGATACTATAAAGGGACACTACGGTAAGCTCATCAAGAGCTGCTTTGAAGCACCTCAAGGGTGGATTTTTGCTGGATTGGATTTCAATGGTCTTGAAGATAAGATCTCAGGATTGACTACCAAGGATCCAAATAAACTAAAAGTCTATACTGATGGTTACGACGGGCACTCTCTGCGAGCTTATGCTTATTTTGGGGATCAAATGCCCGATATCATAAACACAGTGGAATCCATCAATTCGATCCAGAAGAAATTCAAATTTCTGCGTCAAGAATCTAAAGCTCCGACATTTGCACTTACCTATCAAGGGACGTTCAGTACGTTGATGACCAACTGTGGTTTCAACACAGAAAAAGCTTTAATGGTCGAAGCAAAGTACAAAGAGCTTTATAAAGTCTCGATTAACTGGGTCGCTGACAAGCTTAAACAGGCTTGTGACACTGGGTATGTGACCGTAGCCTTTGGGCTACGTGTGCGTACACCACTACTCAAGCAGGTTATCCTAGGGAACAGGAGAACACCTCATGAAGCTGAAGCTGAGGGTCGTTCTGCTGGTAATGCTTTAGGACAGAGTTGGTGCCTATTGAATTCTAGAGCTGCCTCAGAGTTTATGGATAAAGTACGTAAAAGTGAATTCCAATTGGACATTCGACCATGTGCTCAGATCCATGACGCTCAGTATTACCTGTTGCGAGATGATATTCAGACGGTGACTTACACCAATGAGCATCTTATCAAGGCGGTGAAGTGGCAAAATGATCCAGAGATATACCACGACCAGGTTAAGCTGAGTGGTGACCTATCGATCTTCTGGCCTACATGGGCTAACGAGATTACTATCCAAAATGAAGATTCTTCAGCACAAATTGAAGAGCTTATTGTAACCACCATCAGAAAGAGTAGTTCATGAATGACACATCAGTTGCCCATTATTTCCTTCTTGCTGGAGAGATTATTTTTACTAAGAAAGATGATCTTACCCCATACTCAAGTCGGTTAAATACGGTTCTTATTTCGCAAGATAGCCGCATTCCCGTAGCTATGTTGGGTAAAGCTCAACAGACGCTTCAGGTCCAGTTTTTTAAAGACATGGGTGATCCTGAACTTACCGTGATCAACGTCGTCATTTTAGCGGTGCAACACCTTGGTCAATTTACAAATGCTGATTTTCATGCTCCCCCTGTTGGACATGAGAAGAAACCCATAGAAGTGAATTGAACCAATGAAACTAAAGAAACTTCAAAAAGTAGTTGGGACTCCTGAGCTGCAAGGTTCATTTGAGCTTACTGGAGGTTTTACGAATTACTATTTAGTAGAAGTAAGTCATCCGCAGCGTAAAAACCAGGCTCCCTACCAAGCAGAATGCGAAGACATCATCCAGGCTCTTGGAATGGACTTCAATGAGGGATGTATCCTGAAGGCTCTCTGGCGTTCAGCTAGTGCCCGTATGGGTAATTCCAAGCCTGACCACAAGATGTTGTATGATGCTGAAAAGATTGTGCATTATGCAGAACGCAATCTAAATAGAGTGAAGCTTATCTGAGAAAATCAGATAGACTTTGCTCCCCGATATCTCAATGCCGTATCTGAGGTAATTCCTTTGATACGGCATTTTCATCTATTTGTTAAAATCGTTAGGAGAATTCATCGTGATTACCAACCACGCCAACATTTCATTAGCTTTAGCTGTGTGGTTGGTTCAGGATAATTATGACCATATTGCAGAAGATAACTATATCTCTGCAACAAGCATGATGGCCCCTTTACGGCACATTGTTCTTCGTGGTCGTCCCAACCTTAACGGTGAGCCTACTACTGATCCTGACGTCACTGAGTTCATTGCAAGGGCTCTTGGGAATTCCTTGCATACCTCCGTAGAGGTAGCTTGGAAGGAAGGCTATGCACAAGCCTTGAAGCTCTTAGGCTACCCTGACGGAGTCATCAAAAACATTGTCATCAACCCTACTGATGAATATATTCAAATTAATCCCAACGCTATTCCTGTGTATTTAGAGCAACGTGTATTTAGAGAGTTAGGTGATTATAAAATTGGCGGGAAATTTGATCTAGTCACAGACGGTGTTCTACAGGATACAAAAAGCACCTCCACTTATGTGTGGACCAAAGGTAGCGTTGCTCGGGATGAGCAATACCAGCTTCAAGGTAGTATTTATCGCTGGCTCGATGCTGGGCGTGCTATGCCCCGGATTACAGCTGATTATATTCGTATAAACTTTATCTTCACAGATTGGAGCAAGTCAGAAGCTAAATATAATTCAAAGTACCCTCAGCAACGCATTGAGCACAAGGATGTATCTCTTCTGTCATTGGCTGACACAGAGCGTTGGATCAGGGAAAAGCTGTTGCTGGTAAACAGATTCAAGAGCGCTGACGAAAAGCTTATTCCAGAATGCACTGATGAAGAGCTTTGGAGAAGTGAGCCAGTCTACAAATATTACAGTGATCCAGGTAAAACCGCGGGTCGTTCAACTAAGAATTTTGATAACATCTCAGACGCTAATGTTTTCATGACTGAAAGGGGAAACAGAGGCGTAGTCATTTCAATTCAAGGTGAGCCAAAACGATGTAACTACTGCCCCGTCTTTAACTCTTGCACACAGAAGGATAATTACTTCAGTGCTTAACAATCTTGAATTAATAGAGCATCACCCCGCAATTGAACAAATCGTAGAGGTTCTTTGTAATAAGACTCAGAACACAGATCGAAGTTTTTTTCGTACAGAAGTAGCCTATTTTTTGTGTAAATTAGCTGGATCTATGCGAGTCAACATCATCACACGTGATCGTGGTGAAATTCCTGTAAATGCCTATGCTGTGTGTCTAGCAACGTCAGGCTTTGGCAAAGGCTACTCCGTGCATGTCATGGAGGAGGAGATTATGGCTGGATTTCGTCGACGCTTCATGGACGAGACCATGCCAGTCATTGCTGAAGCTAATTTGTGGAAAATGGCAACAGCATCTGCTGTTCGAAATGGCGGAGATCAGCAAGTCGAATATGATAAGCTGACCAAAGAGTTTCGACGTGCTGGCAGTTACGCTTTTACTTTTGATGATGCCACTGTGCCTGCAGTTAAACAAATGCGACATAAGCTTTTGTTGGCTAATTCAGGTGGTGTTAATCTTCAGATTGATGAGATTGGGCTTAATCTCATGCGTTCTACCGATGTGCTAACTCTGTTTTTAGAACTTTACGATCAAGGTATGGTTAAGCAGAAGCTTACTAAAAGCACTGTTGAAAATGAACGAGCTGATGAATTGGTAGGGAAGACTCCTACTAATATGTTGCTTTTTGGTACTCCTACTACGTTGTTTGATGCAAGCAACACAGAATCGTTGTTCCATTCCTTTCTTGAGACTGGATATGCACGTCGGGCTTTATTTGGGTTTGGCCAACCAGATAAAAAAGCTTTTCATACGATGACTGCTGAGGAGATTTACCGAAGCAAGATTGAACCAACCAACAGCAAAATCATCAGTTATTGGTCAGATAAGTTCCATGATCTAGCTGACCCTGCCATGGTAGGTTGGAGGCTGACTGTTGAAGATGAAGTTGGTATTGCCTTAATGGACTACCAAATTAACAATGAAAAGCTAGCTGAAGATACCTTCGACCAACGTGGCTATAAGCGAGCTGAGCTGTCTCACCGTCACTCTAAGGCGTTAAAACTAGCAGGAGCATTAGCTTTTGTAGATGGATCTAATGAAATTGAACTGATTCACTTGCAACAATCTATCTTGCTTGTTGAAGAGTCAGGGAAAGCTTTTCAAAGAATTCTGGAAACAGAAAAGTCCTACATGCGTTTAGCTAATTATATTGCTGGTATTGGCTCAGAGGTAACCCACGCTGATTTAGACACAGCTCTACCTTATTACCGCTCAGGTGTAGGACCACGCACTGAAATGATGAACATGGCAATTGCCTGGGGCTATAAAAACAGGATCATTATCAAAAAGAGCTTTGGTGTAAATGGGATTGAATTTTTCAAAGGTGAAACCCTTGCAAAAACTGATCTTGAACATGCCATCATTTCTTTTTCTGATCACTGGGCATATCACTACGAGATGCAGGAAGTACCTTTCGACCGTCTTCATGAGCTTATGGTTGAGCCGGGTATGAATTGGGCAAACCATGCTTTTGAAAACAACCATCGACTTGAAGCCAACGTCATTCCTAGGTTCAATCTAGTAGTGATCGATGTTGATGAAGGCATCCAAGTAGAAGCAGTACATGAGCTTTTAAAAGATTATGTCTTCATGACTTATACCACAAAACGTAGTACCCCAGAAGCAAATAGATTTCGTCTTGTCATTCCTATCAACTATGTATTGGAGATGGACGATGTTGAATATAAAGAGTTCATGGACTGTATCGTGTCTTGGTTACCATTTAAAGTCGATGAACAAGCTAATCAGCGTTCACGTAAGTGGTTGACCCATGAAGGGTCGACCATTTACTACAATAAGAGCGGAGTGCTTCTAGATGCTCTCCCCTTTATCCCAAACACAGCTAAGAACGAAGCTTATCGTAGAGAAATTAAAGCTGTGTCAAACCTCGATAACTTAGAACGCTGGTTTGTACAGCGTATGGGTGGAGAGGGATCTGGTCGCAATAACCAGATGATCAAGTATGCCCTAGCACTAGTGGACAGCGGCTATGACTTAGTTCGTGTCAGTCAAATGGTTCGTGACTTTAACAAAAAGTTATCTGCTCCATTATCTGAACATGAGATTAACAGCACCATTCTAGTAACTGTAGCTAGGAAATTTCAAAATATTTGAGTTTTATTATATACAAAAAAGGAAACAACATATTGACCACAAACACAGTTGGTGAACAGAACGACCAGCTTATGCTTATTGCTGGCTTTTCTGCCTCAGGTAAAAGTGCTGCTTTACGCACCCTTCGGAACCAAGAGAACTGGATGTATTTAAATAGTGAGGCGGGAAAGCGTCTCCCTTTTAAAAACAATTTCCAGCAGTATCGTATTGCTGATCCATATGAAGTTCATGAAGCATTTGACCACGCTTCAGGAACTCCAACTGTTGAGGGGATCATTATTGACTCGCTTACATTTCTTATGGATATGTATGAGTCAAAATACATCGTAAACTCAACCAATACCATGGCTGCTTGGGGAGCTTTTGGACAGTTCTTTAAGGTTATAATGCAAGAGAAGGTCACTCTCTTCAGTAAGCCAGTCATTATCACTGCTCATGTTAAAGATGAGCTTGATGAGAAAGCCATGGAAGTTCGTACTTCTGTACCCATTAAAGGTTCTCTTAAGGGAAACGGCATCGAATCTTATTTTTCTACCGTAGTTGCTGCTAAACGTATGATTCTAAAAGATCTAGTTGGTTACAAGTCAGATCTTTTGAATATCACCGAAGAAGAGCAAGAACTGGGATACAAACATGTATTTCAAACTCGACCAACACCAAAAACCATAGGTGAGCGAATCAGATCACCTATGGGGTTGTTTACGAAGGAACAGACTTTCGTCGACAATGATGCTCAAATCCTTTTGGATCACTTGAGTAACTTTTACAACAATTAAACTAATACAACCAATGAAAGATAACAAATGTCTCTTTTTGAAAATCTGAAAAGCGAAGGTCTTGAAGAAACTGTTGATCGCTTGGGGGGTTATCAACCCCTCGAGTCAGGAACCTACAGTGGTATCATCAAGGTTGCTTATGCGGGTGTCTCCGCAAATAATGCTCGTAATGTCACTGTGGTGCTTGATATCAACGGTAAGGAATATCGTGAGACAATCTACGTCACCAACAGGAAGGGTGAAAACTTCTTTCTCAATAAGGATGACAAAACCAAGAAGGTTCCTTTGCCAGGCTTTAGCTTGATTGAGGATATGTGCTTGATCGCTACGGGTGCCTCACTCTCCGAGCAGGAAGGTGAGGATAAGATGGTCAAGATCTATGATACTGAACTCCGTAAGGAGGTTGCCAAGAGTGTCCCTGTCCTGACAAGCTGCATTGGTAAGCCCGTTTCAGTGGGTATCCTCAAGGTGCTCGAGAACAAGAACGAGAAGGACAGCAAGGGCATTTATGTCCCGACTGCTGAGACTCGTCTTTTCAACCAGATCGACAAGTTCTACGACACCGAAACCAAGGCAACTGTAGCTGAGGCTCGTGCTGAAGCTGTTCCCGCATTCTGGGAAGCCTGGGGTGAGCGTAACAAAGGCCAAGTCCGTGACAAGCGTATCATCAAGGATGGTCAGGGTGGTATGACTGCCCGCCCTGTTGCTGGTACTCCTCCTGTCGCTGGTGCTCCCGCTGCTCGTCGTAGCCTCTTTGGTCCCAAGGCCAAGTCTTGATTGGTTAACATAAATCCAGAGAAAATATCATGCGGATACCTGTTGTCGGCTTTGATCCCAGTATGACACACTGGGGTATAGCTAGAGGAAACCTAGACATGACAACAGGTTTTCTTAATGACCTACACCTTACTTTGATAGAGCCTGAAAAGCTTACTGGTAAGCAAGTCAGACAAAACTCAACAGATCTTTACGTTGCAAAACAACTTGCTGAGACTGCCTTAAAAACAGTTCAGGGAGTTAAATTTGTATTCGTAGAGATTCCTGTTGGATCTCAGTCTGCAAGAGCCATGGCTTCCTATGGCATGTGTGTAGGGATACTTGGAGTATTCCAAGCTCAAGGCATACCTTTAATTGAGGTTACCGCCACTGAAGTGAAGCAGGCTCTCAGCGGAAAGCGGAATGCCACAAAAAAGGAGATGATTGATGCAGCTGCAGCACTCTATCCTGATACAAACTTTACTAAACACAAAGGTAAAATCATAGACAAAGTTGAGCACCTTGCAGATGCAATTGGCGCAATTCATGCTGGAGTACAAACCCAGATGTTTATGAACGCAATACGCTTACACAACTCAATCTAAGGAAAATACTATGCAAATCGCTATCGTTCAGGCAGAAATTGAAGATGCAATTCGCACTTACATTTTAAGCCAAATTCACGTTAATTCAGCTATGGATATTAAGATCAAGCTGCTAGCTACTAGAGGAGATGACGGTTTTCGTGCTCTCATCGACATCCAAGCAAAGGAGACTGAGGGTTATCAGTCTCCTGTGATTGGTGGTAGCAACCTTGGTGCTGGGAGTGTCAATGGGGCTGTCAATAGCACTCCGCTGATTCCCGCAACTCCCACGTTGCGTGGAACCACTCCCGCTGAGCGTAACCGTATCATGCAAGAGATTCACAACGTTGAAGATATTGCTGATAAGGTGACGGAAGAGGTGGTAGTTACAGCTGCACCTTACATCACAACAACTTCTATGTCTGGCAACCGAGACGCTACTGAGGGTCGTCGGCAGCTGTTTGCAGGTATCAAGCGTGCTGTAAATACTTCTGCATCAGATTCTGAAGAAACAGTAAGCGCAAACATCAGCTGATGGCATTTGTCAGAGTACTCTTCCTAGGAGGGGCTCTGGCAATTGGTGCTGTCGTAGTATTGACGATAGCAATAAATGTTATCGCCCCATTTCTGGCAATAGCCGCAGTTGGTGTAGGCATTTATTTGTGCCTGTCAGGAGACAAAGAAGAATCTCTAATAAATAAATCGGAAATTGAAAGACCTACAATCAAGCCTATTAAGCCCCTGGTTCCTGATTGAACCAGGGGCAATTGGTTTTAAAGTATAAAAATATTTACTTCTTAAATAGTATTTGTGGCAACGCCTTTAGTTTTTTCGTAGCTACGATATACGCCAAACCCAAGCATACCAGTAATCAGAGCCATAAGCTCATTACTGTCAAGAGGTGGTAGCATTACAGGCTTATCTAAGATAGCCAGTGTAGCACCTAGCAATGGTCGAATTACAAATGAATATGACAATCCAGCCACACACATCCAACCAGCACCTGGCCGCCAACCAGCCACAAACATTGAACTAGATGCTGCTTCAACCTTGTTGGTCTCCATTTGGCCTTGAGCCATAGCCATTTCAGTTTGCATGACAGCAAGTTCACCATTTTGCTGCATTTGCATTAGTTCAAGTTTAGCTTTATCTCGTTGAGCTGGATCAGGCCATAGCCGATCAATAAGTTTACCAGCTACATCAAATAACCCGCCCACTATAAAACTACTCATCGGTATTTTCTTCCCAGTATCTGATTTAATAAACGTATCATCGAAGCATACCTAAGACTTGAGAGACAGGATGCAATCCAGGAGCGTAAAAGCCCATTCCTGGACCCATACTGTACGGTAATGTACCAGAAATAGCTTTAGAAACTAGGTTATCACTCAAAGGTGTTCCAGCATTTGAAAATATATTTGGCATAGGAATAAGCGAACTCAGTAGCGCGTTGAGCGGGTTATTCCGTATTACAGATAGAGCCACTTTAATAGATCTAATTTTGTACTTATAGAACCAACTCAGACCAATATCTTCAAGATACTCGTGAGTTCGTCCCAATAAACGATCATAGTTAACAAACTCTTCGGTGATAACACCAAGAGCTTCTTCTTTAGATTTATTTTGACGAGTAATCATATCGTCATACATGATAGCTTTTGCTAAGAAATCACCATATTGTACAGCTTTGGTAAGACCCTGAAATAGAGCAGTGTCTTTAGCAATAAACGCATGACGCCCAGCATCTTGCACTGGTTGGGGTAGCTTATCTACTAGCTTGGAGAAGTATGCTGTCATTCTTCCTTGAGTCAACAAAAGCTCATCACGAGAAATGCCAGCATCTGAAATTGAGCTAAACTCGCCAGCTTCAATTAACGGCCAGATAGTCATACGACGATTGGCATCATCAATAGACTGAAGCACAGCTTGAAGTCTACGAGCTTCAAACGGTATATTCTCAACAGCACGCAACTGCATTTCTGTCTCAATGCGCTTTGAAACATTTTTAGTATAGTTATGAACCTCAATTAGCTTCTTAGGCATAAGGTTAAAGATAGTTGCCAGAGGTACACCCCTGTTTACCATATGCAGTAGATTTGAGATAATGTTTAGTCCGGGAATTATGACAGACTTTACAACAATGATTTGCTTGGCGTTTGTGACCAAGCTTCTGATTTCGGTCTCTCCAATTGTAATCCACTTGTACGCATCCTTACCCATTATAAGAGTAGCGATATTGCGGATATGTGCCTGAGTGGTTGGATTGAAACGGCTAATACCATTCCACGAATCAGTTAATGAAGCTTTACGCTGTCCTACAACATCTTTAAGCAGATCTCGTCGAACCATAATAGGTCCGCCAAAGACGGTCTGACCATAAGCCCAGCTCTCTTTGGTGATCAGGTTCAACGCATCCGCCAACACAGGATCTTTGTTAGTCTCAAAAATATCGTTGAGGTTCACATACTGAGACGCATTTTTGTAGGGTGCCTGAGTATCCTTATCGTACATATCCTTAAGAGCGTGCATAAGTTGCTCATTGAATATGTGTGCTTCGGCCTCTTCCACCTGTCGACCACGATCCACACCGATCATACGAGCGACATGTGTATCATGACCCAGACGGGCTAATTGTGCTGGGTCAAGAGTACGCTCATAGGCTACGATCTTACCGGTAGCATCCCATATGGGTCTCAGTGCTTCGAGGTTCCCAGGGGCCTCCCTACCTCGTCTACGGATGGCATTGATCTCGCTGGTTGATGTAATACGACCAGCCGTCTGATCTATAGAGAAGCCAAGCTCAGGGTGTACACCAGAAGCCGTCTGTTGGATATTCTGTAGGCTGCCTTGGCTGAAGGTCATACGAGCCTGTATGGGGGCGTAGTAGTACCCTCTGCTTGGACTACCACGCTCCAAGCTAGAACCAGCATAATTACCAACACGTGTGTAGCCCAGTTTGCTGAGTTCTGCGGCTCTAGCATCATCAGCCACCATCATGCTACGGCCTTCGGTGGGCAGAGAGGGTGCATATCCCTTGATATGATTGTCCCGTGCACGACCCTTCGAAGCCTTAGCCATCTCGTCTTTACGTTGCCCTTGTAGGTAAGAGAGAACCAGAATCATACCTTCCTTCTCGTCTTTAACCAGTTTGGCAATAGTATCCTTTTGGTCTTGGGCAAGGGCTTCATAGGCGTACACTGAGATAAGCGAGTCGATGTTCTCGACCATAGCTGCGTTTAATACAGTACGACCTGGCTGGATACGTTGACCATATAGGCGTGAAACAGCATACGCATTAGGCAGCAGTTCGTGACCTAATTCTTTAGTGTTCATGTAGTTGGCAAGCTGTCGTGATTTTGTCTGGATCTGGTTCCAA